CTTTAAACCACCAAAACAAATCGCTACCTTTCCAGTCTTGATAATAGCGACGAAAAAATTCTCTAGTACGAGGTTCGCGAAAGTATTCGGAGTCGTACATGGTCTTTTTTTCTTTGGCTTCTCTTTGGAAATTAAGGCCAATGAAACAAAACTTTGTAGCATGATTCTCTAAAGCTTCTCGCACCCAGGGCATGTCATCGTCGGGTATGCTATTCAGTACTTGCGTACAGATAACACCGTCAAATTTTATATTTTTTTCTGGCAGACGATCAAGCCCTGCCACACAAGGATCATATTTGAACACAGTCACCCCTAGGTATTCATCAAATGTTTGCCATTGTTCTTCAGGTAATTCATGACCTCTTCCACCGCCATATGGCAACTTTTCCGTGTACTGCAATCCCTTGCCGCAGCCATAGTCTAATATGGTTTTGGCTCCGTAATGATCTACTAGGTCCTTGATCTTTTTCTGATACTTGACCACGTCATACCCAGCCCAGTTCTTGTTGTTCTTTTGAAACTCAGTACCCAGCCTGACTGATTCTTTGTAATAAGAACTTACGGCCATCCCATGATCCAATCATCTCTCACTTGATCCAGTTTAATCATGCCCCAGGATTCTAACAACTTGATAGCAGCAAATTGTCCGTAATCTTTGCTGTAAGCATCGTGTGGTTTTTGTTCAATGACCATGATGGGCCGGCAACGTTTGACTGTTTCTTCTGCCCCTTGCAACACACGATATTCATAGCCTTCGCAGTCGATCTTGACATAGTCTATACCTTGCAAGTTTAGATTGTCAAGTCGTACAATTTGAACATCACCGGTGCCCATGCTAGCAGGATCTAGATGACTGTGACCACTGTTTTCTTCCGTGATGATCATGGTTCCTTTGCTGTCCTGATCTCCCAGTGCCATTGGACTGATGAAAAAATTATCACCCGACACATTTTTTTCCAAGCATTCTCTGAACAATCCCACTGGTTCAAATGCAATAACTTTGGCAAAATTCTTCACTAGATCTCGACTCCACAGTCCCACATTGGCACCAATGTCCAGGGCAATTCCTCGAGACTTGCAAAGTTCAATGCTGCGTTTGCGAACTGCCACTTGATATTCGGGCAGTAGACCCTTGTCCACGCTTTTCTTCAGCATCTTGGGAAAGTGTGTTTCAAAATCCGGAAAGTGCCATCCATAATGTTCAGCCATTTATCATCTCCTGTGTTTGTTTCAATATGCGATATGCCATACCATTTTTAAATTCGTCTATATGGAATTGTCCATATGCAAGATGGCAAAGCCAAGCATGGCGTTGATCATCTGTGGGAAACCACGGCTCTTCAATTTTGGAAAGATCGTGATTGCTCATGGGATTGGCAGCATTGCAAGGTGCTGTAGTAAACACTGGCACGCCTGCTAGGATAGCTTCGGTGGCTGCTGTGCTGTTGAATGTGACCACAGCATGTACATCAGCCAACCAATCTTCGGCTCGCTGTGTTTTACGATCCATTCTGCTGGCTGGACGTTCACGAATCTTCACCGGACGGTCAGTGTACATTTGTAATTCATTTTTGACATTGGTCAACCAGTCATCCAGTTCAAATCCGTAAAATGCACAAGGCTTGTGGTCAGGTGCCACAATCAATATGTCACGACTGTGTTGATGATACGGCCGCATGTACAATTCTAATCGTTGCAATCTATCAGCAGGACGTGGTATGATTTGATCGTGTTGCAGATCATTGGGCACTATGCGGTGCCAGTGCTTCCATCCATAAGGGTTTTTGATGCTGGGACGATTGCCCAGGTAACCGGAATCCATGTACCAGAAGAATCGCTTGTCTTGCCAGCAGCGTTTGATTATTTTGTGTTTCATGATACCACGCAAGATCAACGGATTCATGCTGTCCTCGTAGTTCCATGTTTCTAATGCAGTGGGTTCCAGACCAGCACCGCGAGCAAACATGTCAATGTACTCGTCCTCGCCATTTTTACTTAGACAGATCCAGTTCATTGCCAGTATGCTTCAGTTCTATGGACTTTTAAATCAGATCGCCTGCTGCGCCCCTGGTCTTTTCTGTCGCCTTTGAGATGGTCTAGGTATGCACCCCAATCACTATTGATCAAGGGATGTCCTTCACCAGAGATCAAATGACTGCTCCAGTCTAATTCGATCAGATTGCATTGTTTTCGCACAGCATCAAACACAAAACTATCATGCCATTCATCCAGGGTAAAAATTCCAGTTTCGGCATGATCATATGCCGCTTGAAATTTTTGTAAAAATGATTGGATCGCAGGACTTGCTAATCTCATTGCATACAATCCACATTCAGTATATTTGCGGCTGCGCCCTAAGAAGCACAGATCAACCAAACTGAAGCACAGTCTGTCAAGATCGGACTGTGTGATAGCACTATGGCAAATGGTGTCAGCATCCATCCACAACAACCAATCGCAAGGTGTGTTTTTTGCACAGTGAAAAATGCTATAGACCTTGTGAGCAAATCGAACAGCGTCCCATTTGAACCCTTTGCCTGAATCTTTGCGGCGTGCTCGAGCAGGATCGTTGCTGACATCACCATTGGCTTTGGGAACATCTCTCCAGGTATTTTTGAATGCCACCAGCTCAGGACTGGCCAATTCAAGATCGCGTATCAATAAATTAGGAGCATGTTCTTGAACTGCACATTGTTCAGCATATACCACTAGTTGTACGTCTGCAGGCCAGGTGCGTAAGAACGTTTGGATCATGCGTCGACCGTATTTTTCGTAACCAGCGGCATTGAAAGTGGTAACTACACAGTATTTCATCAGATATTTAGTGAGCATAAAAACCCTATCTTATTTTCCCTCTCAATCAGCAGGGAACAGTCCCCCAGTGATGTCGGCCATACTGGCAGCATTGCATGCCAACGGATTGACCACTGTGGCTAACTCCTGGGACACAGACGCTGCAATCATTTGGTCTGTGTTGTGGAATGGACGCATGCGAGCCAACCAGCAGGTGTATGAACACTATCGGCAATCAAATCGTCCTATTATCGTTGTGGAAGTTGGTGCATTGCATCGTGGGCTGACCTGGAAAGTCTCAGTCAATCACGTGACCGCACAAGGCTACTATGGGCACACACAAGATTTAGATCTGGATCGTCCGGCCAAACTGGGTGTAAAATTGTCAACCAACCACAAGCCCAACCCTAACATTGTGATAGCAGCACAGCACAGTCGCAGTTTACAAGTGCAAGAACTTGCAAGTCAAGAATCCTGGGTGCTAGATTGTATAAGCAAAATTCAAGCTGCAAGTGACCGTCCTATCATGGTAAGACCACATCCTAGATCAAGATTGAATTTGCCCCAATTGCCTGCTGGGGTACGCTTGGAAACTCCGAGGCCAGTGCCCAATACCTATGACGGATTTGATATGAATTATGCATGTCATGCTGTGGTCAATTACAACTCAGGACCGGGTATTCAAGCAGCCATTGCTGGCAGTAGGCCTGTGGTTCATGAATCTAGCTTGGCAGCGCCAGTATCTATAGACTGGGCCGATATAGAAAAATCATATGATATAGATCGACAGCAGTGGTTGATAGAAATTTGTCACACCGAATACACTGTAGAAGAATTGAGAACAGGCCTATGGCTAAAAAGAATCGCATCCGCCCTGGGCCTATGATTGATTGTGCCTGCGTGATTCACAGCACCGGATATGATTGGCGCTATGTAGAAAACTTGTACAACATGTTGACTAGAGTGTTGCCTGGCGGCATACGATTCCACGTGTACACCGAACATGATAGATCTGTGCCGCCCCACATGATCAAACACATCTTGACTGAATGGCCCGGAATTGCTGGACCCAAAAAGTCCTGGTGGTACAAAATGCAAATGTTCAATCCTGAGCATCACGCAGGCAATTTGCTTTACTTGGATCTGGACACAGTGGTAGTACGCGATTTGTCGTGGATATCGAATCTTGACACACGATATTTTTGGGCCATAAGAGATTTTAGATATCTACAAAATCCACATCACACAGGATTCAATAGCAGTGTCATGTGGTGGAATGTCAGTCATTTTTCTTGGATATGGGAACAGTTTTCTAAAAGTGACATCAAACAAGTGACCAAAAACAATCCAGGTGATCAAGATTACATCACAAAAGTTATTGAT